AATTCATTGGAGTTGAATTGAAAGAATCATATTATAAAACTGCAATTAAAAATTTAAAATCTGCGGAACAACAGAAAGGAGGGCAATTATTTTGAACGGAATTGAAAAGAAGGTATTGGACTGGGCAAACGAACGGGACTTGATTGAAGGAACTACCGTAGAAAAACAGATGATAAAACTGATGGAGGAAGTAGGCGAATTATCCAAAGCGATTCTCTGTAATAATCTTTCAGAGGCGATTGATGCTATTGGAGATTGTACAGTAGTACTAACTAATATGGCAGCAAAGTTGGGTGTATCATTAGAATACTGTTATAAATCCGCTTATGATACGATCAAAAATCGAACTGGAAAAATGATTAATGGTACATTCGTCAAGGATGAAAAATGATCGACGGTGGTTTTTTTTCAAAGAAAGAAACATCTTCCATTTTTCGTCCGGATGGCCGGACATACTCCTGCGCTTCCTGCGGACTTTACAAGAATGCGAAATCACCAAGAATGGAACCGTTTGGAAATTTCAAAAAGAAAATTCTCAATGTGGGAGAAGCCCCCGGAGAAATGGAAGACTCCAGAGGAAAACAGTGGCAGGGCAAGACAGGCCGATTGTTACAGCGAACTTATAAAAAATTGGGAATTGACTTGTTTGAAGATTGTCTGAACATCAACGCAGTAAACTGCCGCCCGATGAATAAAAACGAGGGCAATAGAACTCCTACCAATTATGAAATAGCCTGTTGCCGCTCCCGTGTGTGGAAAATCATAAAGGAAAGAAAACCAAAGGTTATTATTGCTTTGGGAAATTCGGCAATTTTTTCATTGATTGAACACCGGTGGAAAAGGAACTTCGGGAATCTTACTAAATGGCGGGGATGGACAATTCCCGACCAGGATACACAAAGCTGGATATGTCCTACTTTTCATCCGTCATACATAGAAAGAATGGACAGTCCGGAAGTGTATACAGTCTGGAAACAGGATTTGTCCCGGGCTTTTTTAATGTTGAATACACCTTTCCCGCAGTATAAGCCGGATGACGAATGTATACATATTATTGATAGTCCTGAGGAACTTCCACCATTTCCTGAATTGGTAGCTTTTGACTACGAAACAACAGGGATTAAGCCACATGCAAAAGGACACCGCATAATATGCGCTTCCATCGCATATGATGAAAATACTGTATATTCTTTTATGATGCCCCGTACCAATTCGAGAAGACAAAAATTCATAAAGTTTCTTAGCAATCCGGACATCAAGAAAATTGCACACAATATGAAATTTGAGGATACTTGGAGTGCCGTCAGACTGCGGCAAGAAGTAAAAGGCTGGTACTGGGATACCATGATTGCGGCACATATACTTGACAATAGGCCGGGTATAACCTCTTTGAAGTTCCAAACGTATATACATCAAGGTGTTCCTGATTATGATAGTGAGATATCCGGTTATCTCAAAGGAAAAGATGATAAGAATGCGAATTCTCTTAATCGGATTTCTGAGCTTTTGAAACGTCCAGGGGGCACAACTAAACTGTTGACGTATTGTGGACTTGACTCTTTGTATACATATCGATTGGCAATTCAGCAAATGAGAAAAATGGGAATATGATAAAAATAACTGCAACGACCAAGGAAGCCTATGAACTCTTTCACGAAGGCACACTCGCCTTTGCCCGGGCAGAAAGAATGGGGATGCGTATTGATGTAGAATATTGCGAAAAACAGAAACGTAGACTCACAAAGAAAATAGAACGTTTACGTGGCAAAATAGAAAGTAGCAAATTCGGAAGACATTGGAAACATGTATACGGGAAGTCATACAATCTGAATTCGAATCATCAGTTGGCACATTATCTGTATAATGTGAAGAAAATTAAACCGGTAAAAGAAACCGGTTCCGGGAAAGGGGCAACTGATGAAGAAGCCTTAAAAACCCTTGAAATACCGGAATTAAACTGGCTGCTTGAAATGCGAAAATTCATGAAAGTCCGGGATACTTACCTGGACGCTTATGTACGTGAACAAGTAAACGGAAAAATCCATCCCTCTTTTAATCTTCATTTAGTGAAAACATATCGGTCTTCGAGCGCAAATCCCAACTTTCAGAATATTCCAAAGCGGGATGAAAAAGCCCGGAAATTAACAAGAGGTGCCATCTTTCCACGCAAGGGGTATCAATTTATAGGAATGGACTTCTCCGGAATTGAAGTGCGTATGGCTTGTGTATACACTGAGGACGAACAACTTATCCACGATACTATACATGGGGACATGCATAGGGATATGGCGATCGAACTGTATATGCTGGATTCCCTGGACAAACATCATGACGGTGAAAAAAACCTAAGACAAGGCGGTAAAAACGGTTTTGTCTTCCCGGAATTTTACGGTGATTATTACGGTAATTGTGCGCCAAATCTGCTGAAATGGGCATCTAAGGCATATTTGAAAGACGGTACACCTGCTTTTGTGCATTTGGAAAGAAAAGGACTTGTAAAGCTTAACAAAGCCGGGGAAATACGAAATAGTGATAAGTTTGTTGAGCATGTGAAGAAGGTGGAAGATTATTTCTGGAACGTCCGATATAAGAAATACACAAAATGGAAAGATCGCATATGGAAAAGATACCAGAAGAAAGGCTATATAGATATGTTTACCGGATTTCGCTGTTCCGGAGTGATGAACAAAAAGGATGTTACCAACTACCCATTTCAAGGAACAGCATTTCATTGCCTGTTGAAAGTTTTCATTGAGTTGGATAAGATGGCGTATTCTCAGGGTTGGGACAGCTTTCCGGTGTTCCAGGTACATGATGAGGTCACCCTGGATGTAAATCCAAAAGAAGCCTCAATGGTAGAAAAAGAAATGCATAGACTTGCAACAGAGGAACTTCCAAATCAATGGAAATGGATAACAATACCATTGGAAGTGGAAATGGAAAAAGGTGAAGTTGACCAATCTCTGGCAGAAAAGAAGTTTTACGAGTACCCGCCTAAATAAAAACATAGTTACGGGTATAATATATTGAAAGGAGTTATCGGATGTCATTATATCACAAATACAGACCGCAAAGTTTTTCAGAGATACGTGGCAATAAAGGCACTGTAATAGCTTTACAGGCGGAATTGCAAAAGGAAGATAAAAGCCATGCCTTTCTGCTTACGGGGCCAACGGGATGTGGCAAAACTACACTTGGGAGAATAATTGCCAAAGAGCTTGGCGCCCATGGAAATGATTTTCGGGAAGTGGATAGTGCTGATTTTCGTGGTATTGATACTATCCGGGAAATCCGGAAACAGTCTCAATTTAAACCACTGGAGGGACCTTGCCGGGTGTGGCTTCTCGACGAAGTCCACCGTCTTACGTCAGATGGCCAAAGTGCCCTGCTAAAAGCATTAGAGGACACCCCGTCTCATGTATACTATATTCTGGCAACAACAGACCCACAGAAACTTCTGAATACAATAAAAGGCCGGTGCGCTCAGTATACAGTAGCACCATTGAAAGAAAAGGAAATGTATCGGCTGTTGAAAACCGTGGTGAAGAAAGAGGGGGAAAGTCTTACACAAGATGTATATGAGCAAATCATTCAGGACAGTCAGGGGCATCCACGAAATGCCTTACAAATTCTGGATAAAGTCCTTGGCGTGTCACCAGAAAAATGTTTGGAACTTGCAAAACAGGCTGCAGAACAGCAATCGCAGGTTATCGAGCTGTGCCGGGCATTGCTGTCTTCAGCAGGCTGGAAAAAGATTGCAAACATTCTTACCGGGCTGAGGGACGAAGACCCGGAAAAGATAAGAAGAGCTGTTCTTGGCTATTGCCAGGCGGTCTTGTTAAAAGGGGAGAATGACCGAGCCGGATTGATTATGGAAGAATTTATCGAGCCTTTTTATAATTCGGGTTGGCCCGGTCTGGTGTTTGCTTGCTATTCAATAGTGAAAGGAGATTAACAATGGATTATGAAAAGGAAATTAGGATTGATGAAACCGCACTGGATGTTGAGTGGCTGGAACAGCCACGGCTATTCATGAAATATGCGCAGCATCTTGCGGAAATGCGAAAACGACTTGATGCGGCAAAAGAGCAATTGGACTTGGTCCGTGCAGAACTGGATAAGGATATTCGCATGGACCCAGACAAATACGAGATTTCCAAAATTACGGAAACCGTAGTATCCAATACCATCATTACCCAGCCGGAATACAGGGAAGCCAATAAGGAAATGATTGCTGCCAAGTTTGAGGTGGACATTGCTACGGCTGCAGTTCGAGCTTTTGACCAGCGGAAAGACGCCTTGGAAAACCTGGTCAAACTTCACGGGCAGCAGTACTTTGCCGGGCCAAAAGTTCCACGGGACATACATCAGGAATGGGAAGCTAAGCAGAAACGGGCAAACAATACAATAGGTAAAGTAATGCGGAGAAAAGGAGGACAAGAATGAAGTTGTGGGTAATATTATTGATACTTCTTTTTCTCCCATTCTATGTATACATTCTCAGTAAAAGTATTTCCTTAGGAAAGATAAGCGCACTGAGAATGTTGGGAGAATTGGTAAACAAAAACAAGGAGGAAACAAGAGATGGCAAAGAAAAAGAAAAGAAGTAGCTTCAAAAACAAAGTGGCACACAACAGCCACAAGCAGAAAACACAGGGCTCGGCTTATGGATACTTGCGGATTCCAAAGGGCGTAGAGCTTTTCAAGGAAGAGCCGGGAACGAGGGTGCTGCTTGACTTCCTTCCTTATGAAGTTACAGACCCTAGTCATGCAGATAGGGACGATGACCTTAGCGTGGCTGTCCCCGGGGAACTGTGGTACAAGCGACCGTTCCTTATTCACCGGAATGTGGGTGTAAGCAATGATACGGTGGTTTGTCCAACTACTATTGGCAAACGTTGCCCCATCTGTGAATACCGTGCCAAGCGGGTTAAGGAAGGGGCTGATAAGAAAGAGCTCCGGGCACTGCGGGCTTCTCAGCGGAATTTGTACGTAGTAGTTCCTATCAATCACAAGGAATACGATGAGAAGCCGCACCTTTGGGACATTAGCCAGTATCTCTTTCAGGATATGCTCAACGATGAGATTGACGATGATCCGGACAATGCCATTTTTCCGGACTTGGAGGAGGGTTTGACACTTCGAATCCGCTTCAGTGAGGGGAACATTGGTGGAAACAAGTTTGCGGAGACTTCCCGGATTGATTTCAAAGAGCGCAAGCAGGGGTATGACGAGGACATACTTGACCGTGTTCCGAATCTCGATGAATGCCTTACTATTCTTTCTTATGATAAACTGGAAAGTCTGTTTTTTGAGCTTGAGGATGAAGAAGTTGCGGAATCTGAAGAAGAGGAGACCCCTCCTTTTTCTGCCGATGATGCGGATGATGATGAAGACATCAAAGATGACTCGGAATCTGATGAAGATGAAACGGACAAAGAAGACTCAGAGGAAAACGGCACAATGGCAGAAGATGCGGATACTTCGGATGATGATGAGGAAGACCCACCTGCACCACCTCAAAAAACAAAACCGAGACGAAGAAAGCCCAAGTCTGCTAAGAAAGAAGAAAACCTATGTCCTTTTGGTCACCACTTCGGGAAAGACTGTGAAAAGTTCGATGACTGCGATGAATGCGAGAAGTGGGATGAGTGCATAGACGCTTCTGAAGAGGCTTAGCAATGAAACAGAAAAATAACCCTTTCAAGTCGGAAAGCAAGCTGGTCGGGGGAGTAATCCCCCGGCCTTTGGCTGAATTATTGAGTTTGTATTGTCTTTACAGTGGGACTTCCCGCTCGAAAACAATACAGCGTTTGATTACTGAAGAGCTGCAAAAATACAAAGAAACAGATATGCTTGAAGATATAAGCCGGAAGTTGTCCGGAAAATTGCGTGGTCTGGTAACTTCTAAGCGTGTTAAGACCTTGACTGATGTACGTAATTATCTGCACCGGAAAGGAATCAGCGAAACGCATATTGACAAGATTATCCGGAGGACACGGGAACTATGCAAAGAACGATAAAAAGAAAAAGCAGTAAATTAAGTGAACAAATCAAAAAGCATGCCCGTAAAAGTGCCAACAAAAAAGATAAGAGCGAATACGATGGCGATACCAATACAATGGTTTCTACAGGATCCACCTTGTTGGATCTTGCAATTTCAGGGGGGCGTGTGCGTGGTGGTGGAATCCCAGTTGGAATTCTTGTGGAAATATTTGGCCCTTCCGGATGCGGCAAAACTACTCTTTTATGTGAGATAGCCGGAGCATTACAACGAATGGGTGGGGAAATTATGTTTCACGATCCCGAAGCCCGTCTCAATAAGCAGTTCGCAAAGCTGTTCGGACTTGATACGAGTTCCTTGGTATATAAAACGCCGGATACAGTTACTGAGGTCTTTAAAGCGATTCGGGAATGGGACGTGAAAAAAGGCCCGCATGGAATTTTTACTGATTCATTGGCCGCCCTCTCAACCAATCTTGAATTGGAAAATGAAGATGGCGATAAAATGGGAATGCGTCGGGCTAAAGAGTTCAGTGAAGAACTTCGGAAGACCTGTCGTATTATCACCAACAAAAAATATTTGATGGTCTGCTCAAA